CTGTAAAGGTTCCCCTGGTTGACGATAAAGGTAAGCCTACTGGGGAGTTCGAAGAGATTACAGGTCGTGAGTATTATTCTTACCTCCGTGGTCTTGATGTTGGCGAAGGTCGTCAGAGCCTGTCCGGTAACTGGTTTACAATTCGTAAGGACAAGAACGCCCTGTTTTATGATGTTACAAAGGCTTTTGCTACTGCCGCAGGTATCGCGGGTGCTTCCTATGCTGGTCGCAAGGCCGCAGGCCCTGCCGGTCCTGAAGGTTACGAAGAGTTGAGAGAATTTTACGGGCCTAACGGTGATAGAGAAGGTGCTGCATATGCCCGCCGTACCTATCATGGGAGAAATTGAACATCTTTTTCGACTTTTTGAACTTTGCGGATTGTTTGTTTTTGCTTATCTTTACATCGTAAACCAATAACCTCATTATCATGAAAAAGACTAGAGTTTCAACTATCTCCGAATTGTCAACTGACGCTGTAGATTACCTGTTCGTCGAGTGGCTTTGCCGTCGAGGTGTATTTTCTGCTTATAGATCAAACTGCGGGTTTGATAAGCAGCACAATAAATCATTTCGAACTGTGATTCGTTCTCGAATTCGAAGTGCATTGCATTCGTCTTATTCAGGTATAGGTGATCTTATTTCTATGAGTTTCATGTTCGCTCGCACACCCGAAGGCTATGCCTTTTGGATTGAGCAGTCTTTCGCTTGGCGTCGTTTTTGCGCTGACTTTCAAAATAATTTTAAATAATATCGTTATGACACAAATTCATGTTGTTATTCGTCGCATTAACCCTGCCTTTAAGATTGATCTTGTCCAGGCAGGCTACATTGAAAATGGACAGTTCTCGGCGCTTTCTATTGATGCCCTTAAACGTACCCCCATTTCTTCCTACGTCGAGTATTCCAGTATTGCTGATTCTCCCTATATTGAGCATTGTTCTGTTTTTGGTCTCATAAGCGCCTTGAGTGCGTATCCAAATTTTAATGTCGAGTTTTTCGATAATACACTTGTTCTTATGTTTGACTTTGATTTGATTTCCGATGAAGGCGCGTCGCAGGAAGAAGGGAAAGGGAACTAGAGTAGTAACCCGCCCGCTCGGTGGAAAAGTTCTTTGACTTACCAGGCCCCAGGAGACACTCCTTTCTCCTGCGGGCTTTTTTGTCCACCGGCTTTGCCGGTATATCCCCAACGAAGTGAAGCCATGGAGGCCGAAGACGCGCAGCGTCCCAGCCGTTAAGGCTGTCGGCCGGCGAAACGTAGTAGTTTTCGCGTTCGAAAGTACCGTCTTTCGAAGCGCAAAGTAATCTTTTTAATTATGGATTATTTCGATTTTCGTCCTAGATTTTCCCCTACTATCAATAGCACTCCTCATCGCTATTCTATTGGCGCATATCGAGGTAGGAAGCGAGTTGTTATTGCTTGGTTTGCTGATGAATCTTCTGCGAGAGATTATCTTGTTCGTTGTCGCTTTGACCACCCTAGTATTAAATTTGATTGTCTTCATAGTATTTTCTAATGCCTTGTTCATCTCCCATATGGATACGCAATCGTCGCTATTTTGACAAGAAGAATCCTTGCCGGAATGGTTCTGATGTTGCTAAATCGGCTTTAGCTCTTCGTCCCTGGGACATCGCCCGCCAGTGGCTGATGGTCCCTTGTGGAAAGTGTGAAGACTGCTTGCGTCGTCAGCGCAATGATTGGTTTGTCCGGCTGGAGCGTGAACTCGCCTACTGCAAGGCCAATTATCAGCAGGCCATTTTTATTACGATAACTATTGCTCCGAAGTATTATAATGAAGCCTTGCTCGACCCCTCTCGGTTCATCCGCCGTTTCAATGAGCGTTTGCGGCATAAACTCGGCCATTCGTTCAAGCATGCCTTTTTCCAGGAGTTCGGCACTCATCCGGAGATGGGAAATGAACCTCGGTTACATTTCCATGGCTTTCTGTTTGGCACAAACGTTCTCTATAATACTATTCGTGCTGCCGTTCGAGACCTTGGTTTTGTGTGGCTGGGGAAGGCTACCCATAAACGCGCTCGCTATTGCGTAAAGTATGTTACTAAACAAATTCAATTTAACCCCGAAGAAATTTCGGATAAATATGTTACCATAGATGGAAAGTTTACACCTTTATCTTGCCTCCTCCAGCATCGCCGCTATACGAGAAAATTCGTATCTGCTGGCGTTGGTGATTTTCTTGGCTATATGCCTCGTCCTTCTGCTCGTGTTTCGTCGTGGTCTTATTTTGATTTTTCGAAGAATATCAATTATAACTACGCGATTCCTCGATACTACCTTAAATATCTTAAACCGGAGGACGAAGCCGTACGTTCGATTGCCGCTGCTGACGCTTATGCACGTTTTAGCCAGTCTCCTTTGGTTAAGCGTATTGTGTCTTTGTGTGTTGAGCGGTTCAACCTCAATTCCGCCGTATCCCGTAGAGCATCATACACGTGGGAACAAAAGCAAGTAATGCGCTTTTCTGCCTCCTCTCGGAAGATGCCCGATTTCGACCCTCCTACTTGGTTGGACCTGGATATTCTTCAGTTTTGGAGAGATTATTATAAACTTCAGTTAAACATTTAATTTATGGGAAAACAACCTTTTATCTCACACGCTGTAAATGGCTACTCTCGGTACGATGTTCCTGAGAGTAAGGCCTTTACGTGTACACCGGGTATTTTATATCCTGTGCGAATCGATTTTATTAATGCTCGTGACCGTGTATCTATCGAGCAGGGTATTGATGTTCGTAGTAATCCCCTTGCTGTTCCGACATTCAATCCCTACACTGTTCGTTTGCATCGTTTTTGGGTGCCGCTTCAGTTGTATCACCCCGAGATGAGGACGAATAGCAGTAAGTTTGATATGAACAATTTGAGTTTGAATTTTATTGCCGCTTCTTCTACTGGTTCGTATGAATTTACGTCAAATAATTATCCTTATTCTAATTCGCTGCTTCGTTGGTTGCGTGTTATTCCCTCGTCTATACCGACTCCGACCTCGAGTAATGTTCCGGTGTCTGCTAATCTTACAACTGCCCAGTTGGGGTATCCTTTAGGCTGGTGCACTGCCGATTCTTATCTTGCTTATTGGGACATTGTTCGCAATTACTACGGTTATTCCCAGTGGGGACTCTATTCTTTCGCTTGGCCTAGTAGTTGGTATTTCATCCCCAATAGCACCGGTGTCGCGTATAATACTCTTCAGTTCAGTGACACGCCGACGTTTTTCTCGCAAAGATTCGGAAGTCTCGAATTCCTCGATGCTTATTTTGAGAGTCAGTTCTATCCTTCGTCTGTGTCGTCGTCGAACAATACATATAATAGAGGAAATCTCTTTTCTCAGATATTGCTTTCAGACCTTGGTACTACAATTACCGCGTCTAAGGATGGTTACCCTGTTTCTACCATCTATCCCGGAAATACTGCGCTGACTGCTGCGGGTCCTGCAAATCAATTCGCTACTGGCGCTGCCGCTACGACTGTTACTACGCTTGGTTCGTTCCTTGTCGCCCATCCGATGGCCGTTATACCTTCGAATCCTGACCGCTATAGTCGATTGCTTCCTGTTGGTAGCTCCGACAGTGTCTCCATGTCCGGCGTCTCGACCATACCGCAGTTGGCTATTGCTTCGCGGCTTCAGGAATACAAGGACCTGCTTGGCGCTGGAGGTTCGCGTTATAGTGACTGGTTGGAGACCTTTTTTGCTTCTAAAATCGAGCACGTAGACCGTCCTAAGCTTCTCTTTAGCGCTTCGCAGACTGTTAATGTTCAGATTGTTATGAATCAGGCTGGACAAAATAATTTTACTAGTGATGGCGTTAATGGTCCCCTTGGACAGCAGGGTGGTGCTATCGCATTCAACGAACGTCTTGGTCGTCGTCAGTCTTACTATTTCCGCGAACCTGGCTATATGATTGATATGCTGAGCATTCGCCCCGTCTACTATTGGGCAGGTGTTTACCCTGACTATCTCCATTATACTGGTGCCGATTATTTTAATCCGATTTATAATGATATTGGATATCAGGATGTTCCCGGATTCCAATTCGGATTCGGAACCACCTCGGCCTCTGAGGCAGTGGCCTACGAACCGTGTTTCAATGAGTTTCGGTCCTCGTTTGATGAGGTTCTTGGTCAACTGTCTCGATTCCAAAAAGCCTCTACCGGTATCCCTCTTTATTCTTATTGGGTTCAACAGCGTGTTCTGTCGGCGAGTTATAATCAGTATTATTCCCTTTTGTTCGTGGATATTAATCAGGTAAATTCTCCGTTTGCCTCCAAGATGGAAGATAACTTTTTTGTCAATCTTTCGTATTCTGTTCAAAAGAAGAATTTGGTCAACAAAACATTTGCTACCCGTTTGTCTAATCGCTAATACATTAATTTTATGGCACTCGATTGGCTTCTTGAAGACGCTCCCGCCTATGTTTCTCGCGGTCAACGTATCCTTTCTGTTCTCGATGGTTCCGGTTCTGTCGATGTTCTTCCTGGTCGTCCGGATGTGGTGGTAGCACCGGCTGACTTTGATAAGGGTGAAAGGTTTAACCCCGAGATTGATTTCGATCCTAATTCATTCTCTCGTATGGATAAGTTTGACGGCCTCGAGGTTGGACAGGAACTTATTGATTCAGAGTTAGATAGGTCGAAGCCTACTTCTAAATCTTCCAATTCTGAAGAAAAATAGTATATCCTTTACTTGACGATATATGTTACGTGCGCGGACCCCTCTTGCAAGAGTTCGTGAATTGCTAGAGGTTATTGGTAACGACTGCAGGAGAGGCCGCGCATTTTTCTATCGTTCTTTAAATTCTACTATCATGTCTGATACTAAACAACCCTTTTACAAATCGAAAGCCTTTTGGACGCTCGTCTCGTCCATTGTCGCTGCTTTGGCTGCCTTTTTCTTGTCCTCGTGTTCCGCACAGGCTAAAGTTTACCGCAATGGTGTTCACATCGACACTGTTCGTGTAGATTATATCATTCGCTCGAACAACTTTTCGCTTCCGTAGTATGAGACTTATTGATTTTAAGAGTTATGTCGACCCTGTTTCCACCGGTGCTATGCTTGGAGCCACTGGTATTTCTGCTGGCGGTCAGGTCGCCTCTGGCCTTTTTAAACCCAGTTTGAGGCGTCAGTGGAAGTATCAGCAGAAACAGATGAAACTGCAGCAGCAGTATGCCCTTGAACAGATGCAGAAACAAGGCGAGATTAATTATGCTAACTGGCAGAAACAGTTCGATTATGAGAACGCCTATAATGACCCTTCGAAAGTCTTCGACCGTTATCTTAAAGCCGGTGTTACCCCCGCCGCCGTTCTTGGCTCTTCCGGTGTTGGCATCAACGCTACTATGTCCGGTGGCTCTGCTGGCTCCGTAGGCGCTTCTGGCCCTTCAGGCGGCTCTTTTGACTTCTCCAGTCCTCTGCCTCCTGGCGTTGGTTCTGCCGCTTCAGGTGTCGCCCTCGAGGCCATGGGTGTTAATTCGACTATCGAACGCAATAAGGCTGCCGCTAATCTCGATAATGCCCAAGCCGATGACATTCGTAACAGGATGCCCACCAGGGAACAAGGCCAGGCCCTTATCGAACTCGAGAAGCAACTAAAGCAAGCTAACATTGGCAATCAGTCTTCGCTCGCTCGTTATTATGGCGAGTTGGCTATCAATCAGGAGGCCTACAACAAGTATGCAGACCTCGCTGCCACGTATGATTTCCAGCGTATTCAGGCCGCTTATGCTGAACAGGTTGAGCGCACTAAACGTATTCGTGCTGAAAATGATGCTGAGATTCCTCTTCTCGAGCAGTCTGCTGCTGCTAACCTTGCTTATCTTCGCGCTGTCGCCGATGCTGCTAATGCTTCCGCACGTGAATCCCGTTCTCATGCTGATATTCTTGATATTCAGCAGAAGGATATGCAACGCATGTTTGAAGTCACTTGGGAAACTCCTGTAAAGGTTCCCCTGGTTGACGATAAAGGTAAGCCTACTGGGGAGTTCGAAGAGATTACAGGTCGTGAGTATTATTCTTACCTCCGTGGTCTTGATGTTGGCGAAGGTCGTCAGAGCC